CGTATCAAGCCTACCTGCAAGGCGCGACTGGCCTAGAGGCTTTGGGCCAAGACGCATTGAACATGGGCTCGGCTTTGGGTGGGCGCAACGTCAACACCACGGGGGCCAACGCGCTGTATGGCGGCGGTATGGCAGCAGCGCAGTCGATGGGTGCGGCCAACGCCTACAACCCGTTTGCCACGGCCCTGACGGGTCTGAGCCAGAACAGGGCGTTCACGTCTGGTTTGGCAAACCAGTTTGGCGGCGGCGGTACTTTCCGAGCAGACCCTGGTGCGTATGCGTTCGGCTCGCAATCTTGGGACTAAGGAGTAAGACATGGCAGAAATTGTGCAATCCTTGTTCGGCGTTTCGCCGGAGTCTTACCAGCAGCAGCAGCAAGACCGGGCTGACGCTCAGGCGTTGCAATACGCCAAGCTGGACCCGTTCCAACGGGCGAACTACGCCATTGGCCGTGGGGCCAACATGCTGGGCGGCGCTATCGGCGGTGCTCTTGGTGGCCAAGACCCTGAGTTGCAGCGCATCACGCTGCGCCAGCAGATCGCAAGCCAGATTGACTTTACAGACCCTGCGTCTATCCAGCGGGGTATGAACGCTCTGGGCGATGACGTGATGGGCAAACAGCAGTTGGCGCAGATATACCGTCAGCAGCGAGAAAGCGGTGCCCTGATCGCACAGCGTACGGCTGCGGCCACGCGGGAGCGCGCGCCTACGGGCGATGTCGCAAAAGGAATGCGCGTAAACGAGATAACCCGAGCCCTTCAAACACCTGAGATAAGCGATCTTGAGCGTATCGGCTTGGAAGCAGAATTAAAATCACTGAGCCCGGCCAAAGCTAAAGAGCCTACGACTAACGAGATAACTAACGCTGCTGCTTTTGCCGCTACCAAGGGTGAGCCCGGCACACCGGCGTACACAGCCGCGTTCCAATCTAAACATTCCGAATTGATTGCTAAAGCGCCCCCCGCACCCAACATTAAAACAGTTGGTGTGGCAAAAGGCACGAATCAACCTGTCTATTTTGATCAAAACACCAACGAGCAGTTTACGGTCGCCGCAGGCCCTGACGGCAAACCAGCCCGCAAGCTTTACGTTGGCGGCGTTGATCGCACAACTGCTAAGACCGAAGTGGGTGTAAAGTTACCCGCGCAAGAAAGCGAATTTGAAAAAGGACTGGGCGGCGGTCAATCAAAACTTGTTCTGGAAAATAAAGCAGCAGCGCAAGATGCTGCCGAAATTCTGCGTACCAACCAAGTGGGTCGCGAGCTTCTCAAGGCAGGCGCAATCACGGGTACTGGCGCTGACTTTTTTATCGGCCTAAACAACGCACTAGCACAAGCTGGGATTGATTTTGGGTACGCCGACGCTGCCGCTAACTCACAAGCCTACGCGGCTGCGATGGGCGCTAACGTGGGCAGGATTATCAAGCAGTTCGGTGCTGGCACGGGCTTGTCTGACGCCGACCGCGAGTTTGCAGAAAAAATGGCGGGTGGTAAGATTGCGCTTACTAAGACTGCGCTGCAAAGAATTCTTAGCATCAACGATCGGGCGGCAAATCGTGTAATTGACTTGCACAACCGCAACGTCAAAAACATTAAAACTAACATTCCGCTTACGGTGGAAAAACCAGTTTTTGATAAACCTGAGCCTTCTGCCGCTACGCAAAACGCTGCGCCTGCCGGAAACATTGATGCGCTCTTACGAAAGTACCCATAAACATGGCAACCATCGAGCAACTCAGCGCAGCACTGATCAAAGCCGATGCTGCAGGTAACACAGCGGACGCTAAGGCATTTGCAGATGAAATTCGGCGTATGCAAGTCGCGCCTCAAGAGTTTATTGTTCAAACACCTGAAGGCCGCAACGTGGGGGTGGACGTTCAGTTTCCTGCCGCACCAGCACCCCAAGCCGAAGTCAGTACGATGGAGCGCATGTTTGGGGCTGGCAGCCCGATTGCTCGCACAGTCAAGGGCGCAATAGTTGACCCTGCGTTGGCGGTCAATCAACTGCTTGCCAGCTCGGGCCTGTTTGGGCAGGATGTAAAGCAAGGCGCAACGCAGCTTGTCCGTGACGTTGAGTCAGCAACGCAGCAAGGCCGCGCTCGCGTAGGCAGCGAAGGGTTTGACCCGTTCCAACTGGTCGGCAACGTCATCAGCCCGGTTAACCGTCTAGTCGGCGGAGCACAGGCACTGCAAGCGCCCGGCCTCTTAGGCGCAGCGACACGTTCGGCTGGCACGGGCGCTGCGCTGGGCGCGTTAGCCCCCGTAAACGCGCCAGTGGAGCAGTTTGGTGAAAAGAAGTTGGAGCAGATGGCGCTAGGCGCGGTGCTTGGCCCTATTCTTGAGGGCGGCGTTAACGCGCTGGGCGCTTTTGCTGGCTTGTTCAAAGGGCTTACCAAACAAGGCAGAGAAGACGTGATGCGTCAACAGCTTAATACGTTGGCCGGGCCTGACAGTAGCCGCGTCATTGACGCGCTCCGCGACGTCAAAGAGCTTGTCACAGGCTCACGCCCTACCGCAGCAGACGCAATAGCCGACATCCCTTCGGCAGTCGAGTTGGCCGCCGCGCAGCGCAAGCTGGCTTCTCAATCCGGTGTTGCGGGGAAGTTTGCTGAACGCACCGTAGAGCGCCAAGCAGCGCGGGTTCGCGCTGTTGACAATATCGCGGGTACTGAAGCGCAGCGAGCCGCCGTAGAAGCAAAGCGAGGTGCTGTGACCGGGCCAATGCGCGAGACAGCGCTTGACCTTAACGAGATCGTGGGCACTACGCTGGGAAATATTGACCGGCAAGCCAACCAGACTGTCAACCGCTTAATCCAACAGGTTAAAGAAAACCTACCTCCGTTGCAGCAAACCTCTGCCGGGTTCAAACTCACTACTGAAGAATTGCGCGCAGCATCAAAAGATGCGGCAAACAATTTAAAAAAGGCGCAGATTGACAGTTTGGAGCAGAACGGCGTGTTTCCGTTGCTTGCCACGGACATTACACGCCAGCTTGACAAGGCGATTAAAGGCACCGTGTCTGACCAGAGCCGGGCCGTGCTGCAAGCCGTGCGCGACCGTGTGCTGTCCAAGACGGACGAAAACGGCATCATTGGCAGCCGTGACCTGTACGAAAACGTGCGCAAAATTTCAAACCAAGACATTGCAAAACTGCTTGGCCTGGGTGATCAGTACGCGTCAGGCGGCATACCTCAGCAAGCGGCCAGCGCGTTGAGCAACGCCAAAAAGTTGGTTGACGCTTCGCTCAACAAGTCCTCTGACGGGCTTTGGTCTAAGTACCTCAACTCATTTGCTGCGTACAGCAAAAAACTTGACCGCATGGAAGTTGGCGACTACTTGTCTAAAAAGCTGCAAACGCCGTTGGACAAAGAGCGTGCTGGCGCGTTTGCGACCGCCGTTGAAAACGCCGCAGGCACGATCAAAAGATCAACTGGCATACCTCGGTTTGATAAGCTGTCTGACGTGTTGACACCCAAGGAAGTCGGCACGGTCAACAACGTGTTGGCGGACCTAAGCCGAACATCTAAGGCTGACGAGTTGGCGCGTATGGTGCGTAATGTCGAAACAGGTCTGCCAGACGCCGCCCGATCGTCGCCCGACTTTTTAAACCGGTACGTGACTTTAGGTAAGGCAGCGTTTGGCTACTTGCAGCGCGGCAACGCCGAGGCCTTTAACAAACAAATGGCCGAGATGATGTTAGACCCTCCCGCAATGGCGCAGTTTATGACCCTTGCGATCCCAAAGAGCCGGGTGAATGAAACAACAGCCGCTATGATGAAGCTGATGGATGATCCAACCCGCGCAGCGTTTACGCAAGTGTTTGTGATACCTGCTGCTGCTGCTCGCGGCGCTGTGCAAGAGCCGCAAGAATAAGCCTCAAAGCCGTCCCTTGGGCAGTTCATGCTTATTGAGCTGCGGCTTGACGCTGGGCTTGGCCCGACTGAAGATGCCAAACGCCTTGTAGTCGGTCGTGGCGGGTACGCCTTTGGCGCGGTAAGAAACATCTTTCATAAAGATGCTCGGGCGCGGGTCTTTCTTCCATTCAAACGGGTTCATTTGGTTACGCTCCAAAACAGCAACAACAAAAAAGCTATCCACAACACGCCGACAAGGCTAAGTAGCACCCATTCGGCCAAGTAGCGAAGCTGCTGACGCCAGATGCTTGGCGGCAGCGGGTCAGCGGCCCGCATCACGGGCTTGTACTTAGCCACACGCACCGGACAGTTGCGGCCTTGATTGCAGTCTCCAAAATCGTCACAGCAGTTCATTGGAACTCCCTCAGTTTGTGTTTCAGTTCTCTGATCTCGCCCTGGGCTTTGAGTGCCAAGGTACGGGTGCGTTGGTAGTCAGCAGCAGCTTCCTTTGCCGCTGCGAGCGCCTTGTCCAGCTTCCTAGCCTCACGCTTTAGGATGCGCTCATGCTCTTTGCGTAGGCCCGCAAGCGCAGGCTCTGTGATTGCTGCGACTTGGGCCTCGGTCAGTGCCAGCTTCAATGCTTCGTCTTTCATTTGATAATCCTCAGAAAAGCGCCGCATCGGGCGCAGTGGTACATTCCCGGCACAGGGATGGGCTTCCAGTCGTGGGGGCAGTTGTTCATTTCTTCTCCGGCAAAATAAGTTCAAGTGTCGTAAACCTGTGCATGTTGGCGCACATGTAACGGCGGCGGCGGGTGCCGTCAGAGCGCATACGGCTGTCAATGACCTCGGTATAAGTTCCGCACACGGGGCACTTCATTTGTACCTCCGCAGCGGCTCGACCTTCTTCTCTGGCGGTGGCGGCAGCATCTTCTCGGACGGTGGGGTCCACCCCCACTTGCGCCAGGTGGCCTGCACGTCAGCCCCGCTGCTCCACTTGAATTCTTTGTTCGGTACGGATGGATAGACTGTCATTTTTTGTTCCTTCGATTACTAAGTGCCTGTAGGCACGGATTGCTGCTTTCAAGTCTGCTTGCAGACTCTCGATCAGCTCGTCTTGCTCAATCAGCCGGGCTGTGGCTTCTTGTGCAAACTTGGCCAGGTTGCGCGCTTCCCACGCCTCAAACCTGTTCATCGGGCAGTGGCCAGCGTTAGCAGCTCGGCCCTCTCTCTGGCCACACGCAGCGTGTTGTACCGCTGGTGCAGGCGCTCGATGATCTTAACGCGGCGAGCGCCCTTCATCTCAGCATCCAGCAGCGCCTTGACATCCACCTCTGGCAGCGAGGCCAGCACGTCGTTAAGACTTCGCCATGTGTACATTTATTTTTCCTTCAAGTTGTTCAATCAGTTTGGTCGTGCGGTCGTGCGAGCGTTGGGCCGCGTTCAGTTGCCGCGTCTTGTGCCGCAGCTCAGACTTGGCCGCCCGCAGCTTGGCTTTCCATTGGTCGATTCGTTTCATTTGAGTGCCTCCAAGGCGATTTGAGAAAGGGATAGCTTGTCGTGCAGCGCGGTCCAGATTTTATGATCGACAGTACCGTCGGTCAGAAATACGTAGCACCACACGTCATGCCGCTGGCCGCTACGATGCAAGCGCCCGATGGTCTGCTCGTACAGTTCGAGCGACCAGGGCAGGGACAAGAAGACGATGTGGCGTCCTCCATGCTGAAGGTTAAGGCCGTGGCCAGCCGACTTGGGGTGGACGGCGAGAAGCGCGACCTCACCTCGGTTCCATCGTTCGATGGCGTCGTCGTCGTCGAGCGTCGTGAGGTGCTTGAACCTGCGCTTGAGTTCAGCGAGTTCTTCTTGGTATTGGTAAACCAGTAGGGTGTTGGCATGTTGATTCTCATCAAGCAGTTCTTCAAGGCGGTCAAACTTGTGTGACGACAGCCAAACCGGGCCGTTATCGGAATACAGGAAACCAGACGACATCTGCTGGAGCTTCTGCGTGACCACGGCAGCGTTGACCGCCACCACGTCGTCCAGCACGAAGTCCTTCTTCATCTTGTTGTAGCCCGTCATGTCCATCTTGCAGGCCACCTCAACCGTGTGCAGCGGCGGCAGCTTGTCCTTGTACTCGCCAGGCTCCAGCACGAACGTCGCGGGCTTGATGCGCTGCATGACCAGCTCTAGCGATCCCCGGCGCGGCTGCCAGTCGCCAAAGTCCTTGTTGACCAGCGTGAAGTACTGCTGCATAAACGCGCCCTTGGCCCGGCCCAGCAGCGTCTGGTCCACGATCTTGCACTGGCCGAACACGTCCTCAAGGCCGTTGCTGGTAAAGCTGCCCGTCAGACCCCACCGGATGCCGACATCGCCGATGACTTTGTTCAGGGCTTTGAAGCGTGCGCCGGACGGGTTCTTCAGCTTGGTCAGCTCGTCAAACACGATGGCGTTGATGTGCGCCAGGTTCTGCTCGGCGAGCCATTGGATGTTGTCGTAATTGCTGACGATGATCTGAGCGCCACTGTACAGGGCTGCCTTGCGCTGCGCTGGTGTGCCCACGGCCACGGCCAGCGTGCAGCCGGGTGCCCACTTGGGTTGCTCTACTGGCCACACGTCGGTGCAGACGCGCTTGGGTGCCAGCACAAGGAAGCGCATGGCGTAGCCGTCTTTGAGAATGGCCTGCATGGCCGTCAGCGTGATGGCAGTCTTGCCAGCGCCCACCGGGGCCAAGATCATGGCGCGGTCGTGCTCAAACAAGAAGTCAGCCGCCGTGTCTTGATAGTCACGCAGTTTCACGCAGCCACCCATCTATTTGATCTTTGTTCCACAGGCACACATACCTTTGGTTCATCAGCGCCATGTCACTGGCAAAGACTTTCTGCAACTCAGACAGCCTGCCACCTTCGGTCTTGACCTCGACGAACCATGTCTGGCCGTTGGGCAGGCACACGATCCGGTCGGCCACGCCCCGATGCGCGGGGCTGGTGAACTTGTACGCCCGCCCGCCACGCTCTTTGACGCGCTTGACGAGGTAGGCTTCGACTTGTTTTTCTAACATGACACGAATAATACATGAAAAAAAGATTTGCACAACAAATATTTTGTGTGGTACACTGAACGCCTCATCAACTAAAGGACAGTCAAATGGAATATCACATCCCCGCTGCCGATTACAGCAGCATCAACGTCAGCGCCTACGAAAAGGGCGTCTGGATCAGCCTCAATCGCCACTGCGCTTACACATCCACCCATCTTTCAAAAGAGCAGGCCGAGCAATTGCGTGACGCCCTTATCGCTTTGACTCAGGAGACAACAGATGCAGCACAGTAACATCGTCGGCGGCTCGACCGCCAAGCGCGTCATCAACTGCCCTGGCAGTGTGGCGCTGGTGCAGAAGATGCCGCCAAAGCCCAGCAGCGAACACGCCGACCGTGGCACCCTGCTGCACGACGCAATCGCTTTCATCTTGGAAGACCAAAGCGTAGACGTAATCGGGCGCACATACGAGGGCCAAGTCCTCACGCAAGACTTGTACGACGAAAAGATCATGGTGGCGCTGGCGCTGCTTGATGAAGTAGACCCCGATAAGGAGATGCTCTATGAAGTTGAAACACGTGTGGGATTTGGCGATCTCTTACCTAATGTTTTCGGTAGCACGGATTTGGTTGGCCGTATTGGCAGCCGTGCTATTGTTTTGGATTGGAAGTTTGGCGACGGTGTGGTGGTTGATGCAGTAGAGAACGAGCAGCTCATGTTCTACGCAGCCGCCGCAATGCACACCGATGCGCTGAAGTGGGCCTTCGAGGGCGCAACCGAGATCGAGTGCGTGATCGTGCAGCCGCCTATGATTCGCCGCTGGACGACAACGCCCGAGCGCATCGCTAAGTTCGAGCAAGAGCTGGTGCAGGCCGTCAAGGCCGCGCAGCAACCGGATGCTGCGCTCAAGTCCGGCGACCATTGCCGCTGGTGCGCAGCCAAGCCCGTGTGCCCGCTTATGACGGGTGCTGTTGACCGCGCGCTGCAAGTGCAGTTGAAAGAGATCGACGCCGACATGCTCGGCCAGTATCTGGCCAAGGCCGACGTGCTGGAGAGCTGGATCACCGACCTGCGGGCGCTGGCGTTCCAGTTGCTTGAGAAAAATGTGCCCGTGCCGGGGTATAAACTTGTACAGAAGCAAGCGCGGCGTCAGTGGACGGACGAAGCAAAGGCCGCAACCATGCTGGTCGACGCAGGCATCCCAGCCTACAAACAAGAGCTGATTTCTCCAGCAGTCGCTGAGAAGTTGCTCAAAAAGAGCAAGTTGACACTGCCTGACGAACTCGTCAAGTCGGTGTCATCAGGCACAACACTGGCAAGCGAGGATGACTCCCGCCCAGCAGTGTTGCAACTCGGCGACCTTCGGGCCGCTATTTCTAAACTCCAGTGAAAGTAGACTATGGAACTCGCAACATTCTCTAAAGCAAACCTCCCCGCCCTGACCAACGCTCTGCGTAACCTCCAACCCGTTGGTGGTGACGTTGGCGTGGCCATCATCAAGATGGACAAGGGTGGCCATTGGGTCTTCGGTGCAGACCAGACCGAGATCGAAGAAGGCTCGACTTGGGCCGTCAATCCTTTGTCGTTCGTCCACGGCTTTATCGCCTGGGGTGACGGTGAGGTGCTCGGCGAAAAGATGGTGGGCATCGCCAACCCTCTGCCAGAACTCGACGAAGCGCCTCCCGGTGCTAAGAAGGGCTGGGAGTCGCAGGTCGGCATGTCAATGAAGTGCGTCTCTGGCGACGACAAGGGCATGGAAGCGCGCTACACCGTGACATCCGTCGGCGGTAAGCGTGCGGTTCAGACCTTGGCCGTGGCCCTGGCTGATCAGGTGGACAAGGACCAGACCAAACCAGTGGCCATCGTGCGCCTGAAGAAGGACCATTACCAGCACAAGTCCTACGGCAAAATCTACACCCCGGTCTTTGAGATCGTGGAGTGGATGAGCATGGACGGCGAAGCGCCTGAAGCTGCGCCTACTGAAGAAGCACCAGCTCGCCGCCGCCGCGCAGCGTAAATAGTAGAGGCCGAAAGCGGAGGTTGTGAAAGCGTTTATACGCAACGGTTGGCGCCGTTACTGACTAAGAGCCACATTAATGTGTAGGTCAGGATTCACAACCTCCGTCAGTAGGTCTTTTTTCTGATGCCCAGTGACAGTGGGCATTGGAAAAGGAACGACTATGCTGTGGATAGATTTCGAGACAAGATCGCGCTGTGACCTGAAGGCCAAGGGCGTCTACAACTACGCGCAGGATGCGAGCACCGATGTGCTGTGCATGTCCTACGCCTTTGGCGACGACGAAGTGCAGACGTGGCTGCCGGGTCAGCCCTTCCCTCAAGAAGTCCGTGAGTGGCGAGACCTGATCTACGCCCACAACGCCGCCTTCGAGCGCCTGATCTTCTGGTATGTCCTCCAGATCGACTTCAAACTAGAGCAGTTCGTCTGCACCGCAGCTCAGGCCCGCGCCAACTGTGCGCCTGGCTCGCTGGAGGACGTGGGCCGCTTTGCTGGCGCTGACATGCGCAAGGACCACCGTGGTGCCCAATTAATCCGGCTGCTGTCCGTGCCTCAGCCTAACGGCCAGTTCCGCGAGGACGCCGCCCTGATGGCCGAGATGGTGCGCTACTGCGAGCAGGACGTCCGCGTGATGCGTGTCGTCAGCAAGTCGCTGCGCCCGCTGTCCGATGACGAGCTGACCGACTACCACACCAACGAACAGATCAACGACCGTGGCGTGCTGGTGGACGTGCCGCTGTGCCACGCCGCCGTGAAGTATTCCGCTGACGAGACCGTCGAGATTCAGCAGATCGTCACCGAGGTAACCGATGGCGCGATCACCAGCGTGCGCTCGCCCAAGATGCGCGAGTGGGTGCTGGAGCGTGTCGGGCCTGAAGCCAAGAAACTGATGTGGAACGGCGAGAAGTATTCGATTGACAAGACTGTGCGAGCCAACCTGCTCGCGATGGAAGACCCCGATGAAATTCCGCCCCATGTTGCAGACGTTATTCAATGCGCAGACGACCTCTGGGCGTCTTCGGTTGCGAAGTTCAACCGCCTCTCGAATCTCGCCGATGAAGAAGATCAGCGAGTCCGAGGCGCTTTCGTTTTTGCTGGAGGGGCTGCCACCGGACGAGCGTCGAGCTATGGCGCACAGGTTCACAACTTTACCCGCAAGTGCGCCAAAGAGCCTGATGAAGTACGCCACGCTATGGTGCGTGGCCACGCAATCACACCAAGATTTGGAAAACGCATTACAGATGTGCTCAAGGGGATGCTCCGGCCCGCGCTGATTGCCAAGCCCGGCCACGTCCTGATCGCCTACGACTGGTCGGCCATCGAGGGCCGTGTGCATCCGTGGCTGTCCAACTGCCCGGCAGGTGAGGCCAAGCTGGATGTGTTCCGGTCAGGTCTTGACCCGTACAAGGTCAACGCGGCCGCAACGTTCGGCGTGTCCTACGCCGATGTCACTTCGGAGCAGCGCCAAGTGGGCAAGGTGCAGGAGCTGGCCCTCGGGTTCTTGGGCGGCGCGGGCGCGTTTGAGGTGTTTGGCCGGGCCTACGGCATCCGGCTGACCGCTTCGGAGGTCAACAAGGCCGTCGAGGGCTGGCGCAGGGCGAATCCTTGGGCGCAGGCCCACGGCCAGCAGCTCGAAGCCGCCTACCTTCGGGCGATGCGAAACAAAGGTTTTGAGTTTGCCGCAGGTCGCATTGTGTACTTGTTCGACGGTCAGACCCTCTGGTACAGTCTGCCCTCTGGCCGGGTTCTGTGCTACCCCAACGCCAAATTTGACGCCGAAGGCAACGTGACATACACCAAAGCAGCATGGAAACCCGCCGCCGACGCCAAGGAGTGGCCCCGCGCCCGTCTGTGGCGTGGCCTGGCTTGCGAGAATGTCACGCAGGCGACAGCACACGACATCCTGCGCCACTCACTGCGCCAGCTTGATGGCGTGGTCTTACACGTTCACGACGAGATCGTTGTCGAGTGCCCGGCTCACGAGGCCGAGGCAGTCGCCGCCCACATGCACCAGATCATGTGCAGCCCGCCCGCATGGGCCGAGGGCTTGCCCTTAGCCGCCGAGGGCGTCACCACCACCCGGTATTCGTAAATAAAAAAGCCCCGGCGAGTTAGGCCGGGGCGAAGTTCCCAACAGGAGAAACCGCATGGATTTTATCGAATTTATCACTAGCTGCGCGCCGCAGGGTGAAACAATTTTGTTCGTGCGCCAAAAGCCTATCGGCGATGGTTTGCAATTTCACGCCGACGGCGCGATCAAGGCCACTTGGCCAGCGTTCCTGCCCTCGCATAAGCGCAAGGCTGGGCAAGCGTGGTACGTCAATACGGCCAGCTTCATCATCGAACGGTTTAAGGACGGTCACCCGAGCGCCAGCGCAGCAAACTGCGAATACGTTTGGGCGATGGTGCTGGACGACGTGGGCACGGACAAGGTGCCGAACACCTGCCCACTGCCCCCGACTTGGATCATGGAGACCTCGCCCGGCTGTTTTCAATGGGTTCTTGTCTTTAAAGAGCAGCCAACTAAGGGCGAATACAGCGCCGCAATCAAGGCGCTTGCTGCTGCTGGTTATACAGACCCCGGCGCGATCAACGCCGTGCGCAATTTCCGCATCCCCGGCTCAATCAACCTGAAACCGGGGCGCGACAACTTTGAATCCTTGTTGGTTGAGTTTGACCACACACGCGAGTACACCTTAGAGGAGCTGTGCAAGGCGATGAACGTCACGCCCGGCCCGGTCGAGTCGGTCTACGCCCCGGTGCGGGTGCAGGACGACGGCGGCGACGATGTGATGGCGTGGCTGTCGGATAACGGACTCGTGCTCTCTAACCCGAACCAAGAAGGCTGGGCTGGCGTGGCCTGCCCTAACGCTGCCGAGCACACCGACGGCAACCCCGAGGGCCGCTACATGCCCGCAAACCGGGCGTACTGCTGCCTGCACTCGCACTGCCTAGAGCTGGACTCCACCCGGTTCCTCAAGTGGGTGGCCGACAGTGGCGGCCCGGTCCACACCCCCGGCCTGCGCGACGAGCTGCTGGTCAGCGCCATGGAGTCGGCGCTGTCCAAACTGACGCCTACGCCTGAGTTCCCCAACGTGGCCGCCGCAGTGGTGGCCGAAACTCAGCGCAAGGAAATGGCGCGGGTCGAGAAGGCTGACTGGTGGGACCGCTTCGCCTACCTGCAAGACGACGACGCCTACTTTGACCTGCAAGACAGGCGCGAGCTGTCGCGCAGCACGTTTAACGCTATGTTCCGGCACATCGGCTGCAAGTCCGTTCACAATGGCCGCAAGGTCGAGGCGTCCTATTCGTTCGATGAGCAGCGCCAAGACAAGGGCGCACAGTCGCTGGTCAGCGTGACCTACGCCGCAGGCGCGGGCACCATCGTCAACCGCGACGGCTTAACCTACGGTAACCGCTGGGTCAACAGCCGCCCTCAACCCGTGGCGGGTGACGTGTCCCCGTGGCTGCGCCATGTCGAGCGGCTGATCCCTGAGAAGTTCGAGCGTGAGCACCTCTTAAACGCGCTGGCGCATAAGGTCCAGTTCCCAGGCCATAAGATCAATCACGCGATCCTGATGGGCGGCACGCACGGGTGCGGCAAAGATACCATGTTCGCGCCGTTCTTTTGGGCCATTGGTGGCGATGCCAAACGTAACTGTTCGCTGGTCAAGAATGAAGACCTCACCTCACAATGGGGTTACGCCCTCGAATGCGAAGTGATGGAAATCTCTGAGCTGCGCCAGGCTGACGCTAAGGACCGCCGCGCACTAGAGAACACCCTCAAGCCCATCATCGCTGCGCCCCCTGAGCTGTTGACCGTCAACCGCAAGGGTCTGCACCCGTACTACGCCCTTAACCGGCTTTTCGTAATCGCGTTCTCAAACGAGCGCGTGGCCATCTCGCTGCCCTCTGAGGATCGCCGTTGGTTTGTGATCTGGTGTGAGGCTGCGCGCCTAACTGAGCGCGAGGCACTGGCGCTGTGGAACTGGTACAAGAATCAAAACGGGTTCCAGGCAGTCGCCCATTACCTGCATACCCGTGACGTGTCAGCGTGGAACCCGTCCGCGCCCCCGCCAGTAACTGAGGCTAAGCAGATCATGATCGAGCACGGCATGAGCACTGCCGAAGCCTTCATTGTGGACATGCTGCGCCGCCGTACGGGTGAATTTTCTCGGGGTGTCATCGGTTCGCCCTTTCATGCGCTGTGTGACCGTTTGCAGGGTCTCGCGCCCCAAGGCGTGAAGGTCGTCCAGGGCGCGTTACTCCATGCGATCAAAGAGGCGGGCTGGGTTGACTGTGGGCGGCTTATGTCGCGTGACCTGACCACCAAGAAACACGTTTTCTGCGCGCCTGACATGGTGGGCACTGCTAAATCAGATCTTAGGCGAATGGCCGAGACATAAAAAAGGGGCCGTGAGGCCCCTTATCGTTTGGTTAGTATGCGCAGTAGTAGCGCCAGGCAGGCGTAGATCATGCGTCGATTTCCTCAACACAAACCGGAAACTGAGGGTCATAGCCCGCAGGCGTGCGATTAGTGGCGGGTTCGAATGCGCAGGGCGCCAGGTGCAGGCGCGCGCGGTTTAACGCTGTGTAGGCGGTCACATAATCGCTTGTAAGCATCACGCGCGGGTTGAATTGGGGATAGTCCCGCTTCGCGCTGTGGTGCTTATCGATGCCTTTTGGCCGGTCCAGCTTCGCGCCCCGTTTGCCCTTCGATTTATCGATTATGGCCAGTAGATCATGGATCGCTGGCGCGTTTTCGGGTTTGACCGTGAATGTCGCGCGGCCGTGAGTGATTGTGATCATTGCTTTTTCTCCAGTTGGTTAATTTGAAATTCCAGGTTTTGCCGTTGTCGGTGCAACTGGTCCCGATATTCACTGTCGCTGATGCAATTGTTCACCTGGCCAGGCTTAGGCGCATAACGCGCGCAGGCTTCATTGGCTTTTTGAAGGTCAATTCGAAGTTGTTCAAAAGTTTTCATGCTTGGACCCCCAGCATGCGCGCGCATGCATTTTCATAAATTTCAAGCCCGTTATCGGTAAGGGTTTCCACCGATAGCATGCGAGAGGGCGTGAAGTATTTCATTAAACGGCAAAGCCGCGCGTATTCCCTGGACCATTGGCCCCCATGGCAATGCGACAGCGCCAGGTAATAAGCTTCGCAGATATCGAATCGATCAAAATACATTTTTATCCCCTTTTCATCATGATGACTTTTGCCATTTTGCGGCCGTGGGCTGGGTAGCAGATAAGGTCAATCGACTTATCCCAGCACGCGCGACAGCCGGAGCATTTGCCTTCATGCTCATACGCCCGGCACAGTGACGCGCCAGCGTGCTCTTGAAACGTCTCAGCGCTGGGTCCAATGACGGATCCATGCAGTCCAGGGATATATTCGCCGTTGATCGAATCAGCGGAAAATCGGACCGACACATTAGCCAGCGCTTTCATTTGGTCTAGGACCATGCGGAATTTCGGAAATTTATGCATGCGCGTGGGGAGCCAGTGCTTCACCCAGGGCGTGCGCTGCATAACTTCAAGCACCTTTTCCGCTAGGGCCAGGGAATAAAGATCTCCGCTGTCGAGCCAGCGGAAATATTCGTCGCGCTGCAGTTCCTGGACCATGTTATCGGTCCAGTCCAGGCGAGTCCAATCGGTGCGATTGAATTCCCGTGGTGCTTTCACGTTGGCGAAGACATAATTCCCCGTTGTCGCATAGCAACCCTTGCAGGCATCGACCAGCACGCCTGGTGATTCTAGCGAGCCAGGGCAGGTGTCCAGCGCTTGCAGAGACCACGACCGGATCCCGTCCAGCTTAGATGTCACGCTGATCCGTGGCCAGGCCTGCGCGATCGCTTGAGATAATTTATTCATGATGTCCGGTCCTTATTTTGTGAGCACGTCAAAGTAAGCCAGCGCCAGCGCGGCCAGCGCCAGGCCAATAAGCACGGCCGCCAAAATGTCTAAGAGAGTATTTTTCATGGTTTCGGTCCTAGTTGGTTGTTGATGTATCTAGTGTAAACGATTTCCGCCCACTATTTTCTAGGTGTTTACCCTTAGTGTTAGTAGCGTGATAGTAGCGTGATAGTCATGGGCATGACTACGCGGCGAGCGCCTATCCATGCGGGTTTCGGGGCATGTTAGTCATGTAGTCATTATTTTAAAAATTCTATGTAATAGATATATATGTATAGGTGAAACGGCCAAGACCACCCGCACGCCTAAAATACGCTGCGGTGGTTTGACGGCTAAAATTTGCATGACTACATGACTACATGACTAACACCATGGCCAGACCCTGCAAAGACGACACCCGGTATTTTTCGCGGCCACTTTCGGACGCTGACAGGGCCATCCTGATGGCCGCTGGCCGTGGTGATATTTCCGTTGGTTTTCGGGAAGTGCTCGCGGTCTATGCTGACTTGTGGCACGCAGGGTTTCGCCCTGGCGACAATCCCATATTATTTCTGAATGCGAATCATTCTCATTTAGATTCATGATGGCCGCCAAGTCCCCCAAATAAGGGCCCACGTGCTCCCCCGCTTTTTTCTTCGACGTTATGTTAAGTGCTCCAAGCCGCCAAGCCTGATAGCCTTTTGCTATGGGCACGCGTGGCTGGTAGCCATTTGCTATGGGGGGGAGGGGTCTGGCTGTTAGACAAAAAGTTACAGGTGCCCCCAACCCTCTGAAAAAACGAAAAATGACTATTTGACCTACAATTCGGCTGCCAACTTCCAAAAAGGACAAAAGATGGAACAGAAAAAACGCGGGCGACCGATCAAGATGACGATCCAGCGGTACGCAGAGAACCCGCCTGCGATCCTGCCGAAGACGGATCACCAACGCATCAAAGAGCTGAAAGAGCTGATGATCAGGTCTGGCGGCAAGGATGTCGCGGAGAAAGTGATCCAGATTGCGCTCAACGATGAGCACCCCGGTCAGATGGCGGCGTTAAAGATGTGCATGGACAGGACGCTGCCGATCGGTATGTTCGAGAAGGACAAGAACCAGCGCAGCGCCATCACGATCAACATCACGGGCCTGGGCGAACCAACGGTCATTGAGCCCGAGGACATCACAGATGTCTGACCTGAACTTCTCCCTACTGCCATGGCAACAGCAGGTCTACTCTGACCAGACCCGGTTCAAAGTGATCGCCGCCGGGCGGCGCTGTGGGAAGTCGAGACTCGCCGCGACGACACTGATCATTGAGGCGCTCAAGTGCCCACCGGGCTCAGCCGTGCTGTACGTCAGCCCAACGATGGGGCAGTCGCGGCAGATCATCTGGGACTTGCTGCTGGACCTTGGACGGGAGGTGATCCAGTCGAGCCACGTCAATAATCTGGACATTACGATGGTCAACGGTGCGCGTATCTACGTCAGGGGCGCAGACCGTCCGGACACGCTGCGCGGGGTGAGCTTGACGTATGCAGTTCTGGACGAAGTGGCCGACATCAAGCCAGAGGCTTGGGAGCAAGTTATCAGGGCCAGCTTGTCGGACAGGAAGGGCCGAGGGATGTTCATCGGCACGCCCAAAGGGCGCAACTGGTTTCACGACCTGTGGAAGCTGGGGCAGGATAACCAAGACAGCGACTGGAAAAGCTGGCACTTCACCACGCAGGACAACCCGCTGATTGACCCCACCGAGATTGAGTCAGCGAAGAAGACCTTGAGCACGTTTGCGTTCAAACAGGAATACCTGGCCAGCTTCAGCAACGCGGGCGCGGATGTGTTCAAAGAGGAGTGGATCAAGTACGGCGAGGAGCCGGACTACGGTAGCTACTTCGTGGCGGTGGACTTGGCCGGGTTTGAAGAAGTGGCCAAGCAGGCTGCTAATAGTAAAAAGCGGCTGGATGAGTCGGCGATTGCGGTGGTCAAGGTGACGGACGACGGCAAGTGGTTTGTCAAAGAGATCGAGCACGGACGCTGGGATATCCGCGAGACAGCCGCCAAGATACTGATGAAGATGCGGGATTACAGGCCGCTGTCCATCGGGATCGAACGAGGGGCGCTGAAAAACGCGGTTCTGCCGTATTTGAGCGATCTGATGCGAAAAAACAACGTATACAGCCACATCGTGGATTTGACGCACGGCAACCGGAAGAAAACCGACCGGGTGATTTGGTCTTTGCAGGGGCGGTTTGAACACGGTAGAATCGTCCTGAACAGTGATGAGAACTGGGACACGTTTGTGGACCAGCTTTTGATGTTTCCGTCGCAGGGCGTTCACGACGACCTGCCGGATGCGCTGTCGTACATCGACCAGTTGGCCGTCACCAGCTACTTTGAAGACGCTGACGACGAGGACTGGCAGCCGATGGATGTAATATCGGGGGTATAGCCACCGACATAGGGGTCAAAATGGATCAAAACGAATTCGATGAGCCGACAGAGAACGACAAAGAGCTGACGGCTTTTGTGGTTGACCATTGCGACCGCTGGCGCGACTACCGCAACACCAACTTTCTGGACGATTACCTCGAATATGAGCGTATTTTCCGTGGTGAGTGGGCGGCTGAAGACAAAACACGCGACTCTGAGCGATCAAGAATCGTGACGCCTGCGACTCAGCAGGCAGTTGAGACCCGGCACGCGGAGATCATGGAAGCGATCTTCGGGCAAGGCGACTTTTTCGACATTGAAGACGACCTCAAAGACATCAACGGCAACCCGTTGGACGTTGAAGTGCTCAAATCGCAGCTCACAGAGGACTTCAAGCAAGACAAGATCAGAAAAGCGATTGATCAAATCGAGCTGATGGCTGAAATCTACGGTACGGGCATTGGCGAGATCGTCGTGAAGACGGAAAAGGTGTTCGAGCCTTCCACGCAGCCGATTCCTGGGCAAACGAGTCAAGCGGCCATCGGTGTGGTGGAAAAAAGCCGGATTGCGGTCAAGATCATGCCCGTCAACCCGAAAAACTTCCTGTTTGACCCCAACGGCACGTCTGTAGACGACTGCATGGGCGTGGCGATTGAGAAATATGTGGGCATCCACAAGATCGTCGAGGGCATCGAGAAGGGCATTTACCGTAAGGTAAACATCACCCCAACGTATGAGGACACCGATCTGGAGCCGACGCAGGAGATGAGCCAGTACCGCGACGAAAAGGTGCGTCTGCTGACGTACTACGGCCTGGTGCCCCGCGAATACCTGACGGACAAGGACGAAGAAGTCGAGGAGCTGTTCCCCGAAGACAGCGCAGCCGACGACTATTCGGACATGGTGGAGGCGATTGTCGTGATCGCCAACGACGGTTTGCTGCTCAAAGCAGAAGAAAACCCGTACATGATGAAGGACCGTCCGGTCATCAGCTACCAAGACGACACGGTGCCCAACCGGCTGCTGGGCCGTGGCACGGTGGAGAAGTCCTACAACATGCAAAAGGCGATTGACGCCCAAGTGCGCAGTCATTTGGACTCGCTGGCGCTGACGACCAGCCCTATGATGGGCATGGACGCCACCCGTCTGCCACGCGGCGCTCGGTTCGAGGTCAAGCCAGGCAAGGCGTTTATGGTCAACGGCAACCCTGCCGAGATTCTCTACCCGTTCAAGTTCGGCGAAACCAGTCTGAACAACCTGAACACGGCAAAAGAGTTCGAGCGCATGTTGTTGCAAGCCACTGGCACGCTGGACAGCCAAGGCATGGTGAGCCAAGGCAACCGCGACGGCGCGGGCATGAGCATGGCGGTCGCCACGATCATCAAGAAGTACAAGCGCACGCTGGTCAACTTCCAAGAAGACTTCCTGATCCCGTTCATCCAAAAGGCGGCGTTCAGGTACATGCAGTTTGACCCCGAGCGTTACCCAAGCGTGGACATGAAGTTCTTGCCAACGGCAACTCTGGGCATCATCGCCCGCGAGTACGAGCAGCAGCAGTTCATTGGCCTTTTGCAGACACTGGGTCCAAACACCCCGGTGCTGCCGCTGATCTTGAAGGGCATCTTGAACAACTCCAGCCTGACCAACCGCTACGAGCTGATGGCCGCGCTCGACCAGATGAGCCAGCCGGACCCACAAGCGGCGCAAATGCAGCAGGCTCAGCAAGAGTTGGCCATGCAAGCGGCGCAAGCTCAGATCGCGGTCAACACGACGCAGGCCGAGCAGAACCGGGCAGAGGCGGCCAAGCTGATGACTGAGGCGCAACTGATGCCGCAAGAAGTGCAGGCCAAGGTGATCTCGGCGACTACGAAGAACCTGCCAACGGGCAACGAGTCGGCTGAGTTCGACAAGCGGGTGAAGATCGCTGAGTTGATGCTTAAAGAGGAAGACATCAAGAACAAAGGCAAGATCGTCCAAATGCAGATGGCCGAGAAGGCCAATCAAAGCAAAAAGGACGAGGACTTCCTTAAAAGCATCATAGGCGACTGATGGACGCCAAGAAAATCCTGCTGTCTGGCGCGTCTACCGAAGCAAAACTGGCGGCTATCGCTATTTTGCTTGGTAAAGAGCTGCCTGAAATTCGCGCCAAAGTCTACGAAGTCAAGAAGCTGCAAGGCCCACAGGGTGAGCCTGGCAAAGATGGCAAAGACGGCATTGTGGGTAAGGACGGGGCTGATGGCAAAGATGGGGCTGCTGGCCGTGACGGCAAGGACGGCGTTGACGGCGACGATGGAGACAGAGGCGTCTCTATCGTAGGCGCAAAGATCGACTTTGACGGCTCCTTGATCCTGACGTTTTCTGATGGCACTGTCACCAACGTCGGTGAAGTCGTTGGTGAGCGCGGTGCGGCTGGCTTGTCGGGACCTGCGGGTCCGGCAGGGCCTCCAGGTGAAGGTTTGCTTAACCTTGATGGTGGTTTTCCGAACAGCGTGTACGGCGGCGTTAACCCAATAGATGCAGGTGGTGTGTAATGACAGTTCAAATTCAAATTCGCAGAGGGGAAGCCGCAACATGGACTTCAGTTAACCCGTTGCTAGCCGAGGGTGAGCTTGGGGTTGAGCTTGACACTGACAAATTCAAGATCGGCAACGGCACGGACAACTGGAATACGCTGCCCTACGCTACAGGGCCTACTGGCCCAACAGGAGCCACAGGCCCAACAGGTCCTACCGGCGCTGCCTCTACAGTTGCAGGCCCAACCGGGCCTACGGGATTGACTGGACCGACAGGCCCAACAGGACCCACAGGAGCTGCCTCCACCGTCGCGGGGCCAACAGGACCAACAGGGGCCACAGGCTTAACCGGCCCAACTGGCGCTACAGGCGCTGCTTCTACAGTGGTCGGTCCAACTGGTCCTACGGGTGCTACTGGACCTACTGGAGCCGCATCTACAGTAATTGGTCCGACAGGCCCAACGGGTGCGGCTTCGACTGTTGCCGGACCTACTGGTCCAACTGGTGCTACAGGCGCTGCTTCTACCGTTGCCGGACCTACTGGCCCAACTGGTGCTACGGGTGCTGCTTCGACTGTTGCTGGCCCTACTGGCCCAACTGGACCCACTGGACCGACAGGTGCAGCTTCTACCGTTGCTGGTCCAACTGGCCCAACTGGCCCTACTGGCCCTACTGGAGCCGCTTCTACTGTTGCTGGTCCAACTGGCCCGACCGGACCTACAGGACCGAGCATTACGGTTCAGGACGAAGGTTCAACTCTGACAACAGCGTTGACCAGCTTGAACTTTACAGGCGCTGGTGTTACAGCCACAAACACAGGCGGCGCTGTTACAGTTGCTGTTACTGGCGGTGGACTAACAGGCTTTACTGCTGCTGAATCTACTGCTGCGCCTAATGATACTGTCTACGTTGATTCGCTTACAGCATCTGCTGCTTCTACCAATGCTGACGTTGCGTTTGTTGCCAAGGGTACTGGCGCAACTCTGGCTCAAGTGCCTGATTCCACGGCTACTGGCGGGAATAAGCGCGGTACTCACGCAACTGATTGGCAGAAATCAAGAACTGCCGCTACTCAAGTTGCATCTGGTAATTATTCTGTTATTGCTGGCGGTCAAAACAACACAGCAAGCGGCTTTGCTTCTGCTGTTGTTAATGGATTAGGTAACTTAGCAACAGGTAGTTATGCGGCTGTACTTGGTGGAAATGGTGGATTTGCAACTGATAATGGAGCAGTTGTTTTAGGCGGTGCTAATAACATAGCCAGTGGCTCTCGCTCTGCTTGTATTGCTGGTGATAGCCATAGCGCAAGCCAAACCAGTGCTGTTGTTCTTGGCGGTTCAGGCAACACAGCAAACGCAATTAATTCTGCTGTTGTTGGCGGCGCACAAGGAACAGCAAGAAGCATTGTTGGCAATTTTGTTAGCCCTGCAAGTAACAGTCCAATTACTTCTTCTGCTGGAAGACAACAACTTGCAACATTGTTGCTTGGGCGACAAACCACAAATGCTACCGCAACAGTTTTAACAAGCGATTCAAACGCCGCATCCACAACCAACCAAGTAATCCTACCCAACAACAGCGCCTACTATGTCAAGGGTAGCGTTATTGCCACGGTAACAGGCGGCGGCAACACAAAGTCTTGGGATTTCATTGCTACCATTAAACGTGGTGCTAACGCAGCAGCTACTTCTATTGTTGGTGCAGTCATACTTAATACCATTGCTCAAGATGCTGGAGCAGCTACATGGGTTGTTGCCGTTACCGCTGACACAACAAACGGCGGTTTGGCGGTTACAGTAACCGGACAAGCAGCAACCACAATTCGATGGGTTGCAAAACTTGAATCAACTGAGGTGACTTACTAATGGCTCTAAAAATCTCTATCCCCACAAGCAACGTAGGCGTTCCATTCACAGACGCTTATGCCCGTATCACCAACATCTTTGGCAACAAAGATCAGGTGCAATACCAAGTGTCAGTGTCTGCCAATGCCGATGCTCGTCAAGCAAACGCACAGGAAGTGGCACAACACGCTTTCTACTGCGCTACCCCACAAGGCAACCTGATGGACGGTCTGTATGCCGACCTGAAGCTGCAAGTTGGTTTTGAAAATGCGGAGGACTGCTAAATGCCCATTCCATTAAATCATGTAGGCGCAGGGGTTGTAACCCTTGCAGCGCCCACCAGCGGTAACGTGACACTGACGCTACCCGTTGCAGACGGTACAAACGGTCAGGCGCTGACAACAAACGGGTCGGGCCAATTGGCGTTCACCACTGTCGGTGGTGGTGGTGGTGGTTCATTAACCATTAGTAATAAAACTAGTGCTTATACCGTTGTTGCAGGTGATTTAAATACAGTTATCAATTGCACTAGTAATACATTTACAGTTGCGCTAACAGCAGCGGCTACATTAGGTGCTGGATTTAATGTTACCGTTTGGAATACTTCTTTCAATGCAGGTGACACAATTACAATTGATCCATCTGGTGCTGAAACTATTGATGGCGCAACAACTTTAATCCTTCGCCGTGGTGAAGGTATGCAGATAGTATGTAATGGCACAAATTGGGAAACTGGTAATAAAAAAGTGATGCGTGTTTATGCTGAAAATATAAGTATAAACGAAACAAGACCAATTGCATCTGGAGATAACTCAATTGCTATCGGCCGAGGTACTGTAGCTTCCGGAATTGCGGGTCACGCTATTGGAAGAAATGCAACAGCATCAGGAACGGTGTCTTTGGCAATGATGGGTGCTACTGCATCATCTACTAGGTCTGTAGCTATTGGTGAAAATTCAGGTGGCGCAGGCGCCCAAACAGTTACTGGCTCTGGGGCAATGTCGCTTGGTGGTTCATATGCTAGTGGTACAGATAGCTTTGCTGCTGCAATAACAAATAATACAAACACTTATGGCGCAACTGCATCTAATGCTGTTGCAATAGGATACCAAACAAAAGCAAGTGGAATTTTTTCCCTTGCATTGGGCAGAACATCTATTGCAAGTGGTACTGATTCTCTAGCAATAGGTTTGGATGCTCTTGCTTCTGGCATAAATAGCACTGCAATTGGCCATGGTGCAATAGCCCAACAGTATGGCAAATTTGCATTTGCTAGTGGTTATTTTTCTTTTCAAGATGCACAAAATGGAATGCTTGTTATTCGGGCATCAACTACAAATGCAACAGCAACTGCATTAAGCTCTAACGGATTGATTGCTAGTAATGCCAACCAAGTAATCCTTCCCAACAATAGCGCCTACGCTTTTTCAGGAATTATTGTTGCCCGCAGACAATCTTCTGGTGGCACTGAGTCAGCAGCATGGAAAGTTGAAGGCTTGATCCGCAGAGAAGCTAACGCAGCCAGCACAACACTTGTCTTTTCAATGGTGACAGCTATTAGCAATTTGCCTTTGTGGACATTAACACTGTCAGCAGACACTACTAACGGTGGTTTAAAAGTAGAAGCTACTGGCGCAGCAGCTACAAACATTCGTTGGGTCGCTACGATCCAGACTTCGGAAGTAACATACGCTTAAGGAACACATCATGGCAATTCAACTTGACCTTTCCACCTCTCATTATGGCATTCCTTTTGCGGGGGCTTACTTTCGTGTAGTAACTGCGGCAGTCAGTCGCACCCGCGATGCAGACAACCGCCACAGCGTCATGCTCGATATAGTGGGTTACGCTACAAAACCTCAAGACGATGACACCCGTGATGTGGAGTTTCGCCGTTACCACTGCCTATTAAGCGAAGTGGAAGCAATGACAGGTGAAGGCTTTCTTGCTAAGTGCTACGCATGGGTGATGGCGCAGGGTGACATGGTTGGATCACAAGCTGTTTAAGCATGAAAATAGCTGTCTACGCCATCAGCAAAAACGAAGCGCATTTCGTCAAAAGATTCTGTGCTTCAGCCAAAGATGCTGACCTGATTGTCATTGCTGACACAGGGTCAACTGATGACACGATTCAGTTGGCAATGAATGCTGGCGCTAGAGTGTTTGAGATATGCGTAAAGCCTTGGCGGTTTGACAAAGCCAGAGATGCTGCCCTTGCTTTGCTTCCACCTGACATTGACATCTGCATCTCGCTAGACCTAGATGAAGTGTTAGAACCGGGATGGCGAAAAGAAGTCGAGCGTGTGTGGGCAACCGACACAACCAGACTGCGCTACAAGTTTGATTGGAGCAACGGGGTCGTGTTTTACAGCGAGAAGATTCACCATCGCTACGGCTACCACTGGCATCACCCAATCCATGAGTACATCCGTGCTGACAACAGAATCCCCGAGGTTTACGCACACACAGATATGCTGCTTGTCAGTCACCATCCTGACGAAACAAAGTCACGCAGCCAATATCTGCCATTGCTTGAGTTGGCGGTCAAAGAAGACCCGTACTGTCACCGAAATGCTTTCTACTACGCCAGAGAATTGACGTTCTATTCTCAGTGGAGAGAAGCAATCCCTGCGCTTAAGAAGTACCTGACAATGCCACAAGCAAGCTGGAGCCATGAGCGATGCTATGCCATGAGGCTGTTGGGTAAGTCACACGAAAGCCTAGGCGAAATTAAAGAGGCTGAAAAGTGGTATCAGGGCGCTTGCCTTGAGGAGCCGAACACCCGTGAGCCTTGGGTAGATTACGCAATGTTTTGCTACAACACCCATGATTGGGAGACTTGCTACTTTGCGGCGACCAGGGCGCTGAAGATCAAAGAAAAGCTGGAGGTCTACACAATGGACCCTGCTGCATGGTCTGACAAGCCACACGACCTTTGCAGCATTGCTGCGTGGCATCTAGGCCATAAAGACAAGGCAAGACAAGAACTGGACGAGGCTTTACAATTCAAGCCCGAAGACCCCAGACTACTCGCCAATAAGGAATGGATGCAATGATTCCACATACATTTATAAGCGTCACGCAGGGGGGCAAGGCCGCGATGGTGGTCTATATACTACCCTCCATTGCGGGCCTTCAAGCCTGGATTGACTACATTCCCGTCAAAGGTGTGCAGATCGAAAGCGATGTTTTGTCGAACACCTACGCCAATGACGGCTACCAATTGGTGACAAAATTGGAGTCAGTCTCGGGCCTTCAGGCATGGCTTAACTACATTCCGGTCTATGAGGACTTGGCTTTCAATAAGCCTTGGTCAACAGACAGCGGTGGCTTCATACCCGTCAACCGAGATGAAATAAGATACGACCTGGAAGACGAGGCTGGTTTTAACATGCTGTTGGAAGACGGCGATTTTCTTTTACAGGAGTTCTAAATGTCAGACAAGAAAATAACCCAACTCACCGCCTTAACAGGCGCGAACGCGGTAGCGGGTGACCAGTTGGCAATTGTGGATGTGTCAGACACCACGATGTCAGCGTCAGGCACGACAAAGAAGATCGCTCTGAGCGAGTTGCAAGCAGCGCCCCTCTCCGCTGGCACAGCCAACGGCGTGGCCTTCCTAAATGCCTCCAAAGTCCTGACCACTGGGTCTGCGCTGGTGTTTGATGGGACAACACTCGCGCTTAAAAACACCGCCAATCTGGCTGATAACTACAACACCGTTGCATTTTCTTCGGACTTTACACCGTCTTTGGCTGTTGATTCAAACATTAGTGGCCAGATTAATTTTTACAATAAATCAAATAACGGCACGCAGCAGCTTGGGGTAAGCATTCAGGCAGGCGCAACTACAACTAGTACTTCGCCAACAGCCCTTATTGGATTTCTAGGACTTTACGCTCATTTCAGTGCGGCTGGAGTAATTCAAGATACAAGCTATCTTGAGTTGTATGCAAACACCACATCTACACTGCAAGGTAATGCAGGCCTTGAACTTAGATCTGGCAGCACTGCCAGTTCCGGAAAGTCTTTGTTCTTTTACACTGATGACGGCAACACAGAGGCGTACAGAATCTTATCTACTGGAACCAGTATTTGGAAAGTTGGCGGCTCCGAACAAATGCGCCTTACCAGCACAGGTCTGGGGATTGGGACGAGTTCGCCTTCTGCAAAACTTGCGGTATCTAACGCAGGTGCAGCAGGTTTGGAAATTAGTCCTACTAGTGGTTACCTTGGGGGTGCGTATCTTCAAGGTTACAACCGAAGCACATCCGCTTTTATTCCTGTTGAAGTTATTGCCTCAAGTTTTGCCGTGGTGCTTGCCTCTACCCAAGCTTTGACCCTCGACTCCTCCGGCAACCTGGGTATTGGGACGAGTTCGCCTTCAGCCTCAGCCATCCTAGACGCTCAAAGCACCACCAAGGGCGTGAGGATGCCCAACATGACCACGACACAGAAGAACGCTATTGCCTCTCCTGCTGCTGGTCTGATGGTGTTTGACACAACACTTGCAAAGCTCTGTGTTTACACTGGCGCTGCTTGGCAGACCATCACCTCAGTCTAACTAAGGACTCATCATGACCATCGCATACAACTGGACGATCTCAACCACAAACTACGATGTGGCAACAGGCTTCATAACAACCGGGCATTGGCAATGCAATGCCACTGACGGCGACTACACAGCCTCCATCTATTCAACCTGCTCATGGGCTGATGGCAGTCCTACGATCCCGTATGCTGACGTTACAGAAACGGAAGTTTTGCAATGGGTCTGGGACAGCGGTGTGTCAAAAGATGCTACCGAAGCTGCTCTGGCTCAGAACATTGAGTTGCAGAAGAACCCTGTGACTGCCACTGGAACTCCGTGGGGTCAAGCATGAACTTGAACCTTGAACCAAACGAAGTGCAATTCATTTTGCAGGTCTTGGGTGAGATGCCAGCGAAATCTGGCGTGTGGCCTTTGATCGTCAAGATTCAAGAGCAAGCCAAGCCCCCTGAACCTGCGGAGTAAGCATGATCCCCGACATCTCCCACCGTGAAATCTACGACCGCTTGCTTGCTGTCGAAACCAAAGTAGACCGCATCGAACAAAATACGGAAGGCGTGGTCAAGGCGTTTGAGGCTGCTCAAGGCGCGTTCACGGTACTGGAGTGGTTTGGTAAACTTGCCAAGCCTATTTTGTGGATCGGTGGTCTTGTAGCCGCTGCTGGCATCATCTGGCAAAACGTGAAACTCAAATGAAAGATTGGGCCGTTAGCTTCATCGCTGCGGCCCTTCTTTGTGGGCTGGTGGTCTGGTGCGCCAAAGTGTTTGTTGAGGTGCTGCGATGATTGCCGAACTTGCTGCTGCTAACGCTGCTTTTGCAGTCATCAAAGGCGCTCTAGCCAACGGCAAAGAACTGTCTGCGCTCGGGTCACGGGTGTTCGATTACTTCGACAACAAGGCAGTGATTCAAGAAAGAGCCACCAAGAAGGGCGGCGGCAGCGACATGGAAGAATTCATGGCGTTGGAGCAACTGAACGCGCAAGAAGTGGAACTGCGTGAACGGATGGTCTACGAAGGCAGACCCGGCATGTGGGGGGACTGGCAGAAGTTCCAAGCCGCTGCTGCCCGTAGGCGCAGGGAGGCCAAGGAAGAAGCCGCTAGAGAAGCAAAGAGGCGGCAGCGGCAGCTTGAAGACATGGTGGAATACATCGCCATCGGTGTGGGGGTCGTTATCCTGACTGCCCTGCTGGTGGGCGGCATCGTTCTTTACATGAAGCATCTGAGATGAGTGAAAAGCCTGAGTCCATCATTGACAAGGTGCTGACCTATGTGGACAGCCCGTTCAAGCTGTTTGCCATCCTCATCATGGGCGTGGTGGCCTTTGCTGGGTACTTCCTTTGGCAGAACCAATCCTTCATGATGGACGCCTACAAGGAATCGAAAAAGCTGCCGGAGATCAACGCTGCAAGGGCCGATGATGCCAGTTCCATGCTGCTCAAAAAGACAGGGGCCACGGTCGTTGCGGTGTTCAAGGTCAACCCGCTGTTCAACAGCCGGGTGCTGTACAAAGCGTACACAAAAGACGGGCGCGACAAGACGATTGAAGACATTGATGTGGGGCTGTTTAGCCAGAACTCTGCCAACAACGCTGATGTGGTCAAGCTGATGACCAACGAGATACCGTGCGGCGACTACCGCTACGCACAGTCTGAAGTGGGCCTGTGGTACTTGGAGAAGGGCGTGACGTTTACTTGCCGGGTCAGCGTACCACCAGACAGCCACCGCTTTGTTGGACAGGTCACGGTCGGGTGGGCAGAGCCACCAACAGACATTCAACAGGTAAAATTCATGCTGGAGATTGCCAGCGCCATGCTAACCAAAAGGGGTAATTGATGGCACAGTTTGAACCCGCCTTTGAGCTGATGATGCAAGACGAGGGCGGCTACGTCCTCCACGACGTTCCCGGCGACACTGGGGGCATGACCTACGCTGGCATTGCCCGGAACAAGAACCCGCAGTGGCCCGGATGGGTGCTGGTGGACAAGAATGAACTTGGAGCCGCTACCCCTATGGTGCGTGATTTCTACCGCGCCGAGTTCTGGGACAAGATGCGCGGCAACGAGATCAACAACCAAGATGTGGCCAACACCATCTTCAACTTTGGCGTGAACGCTGGCATGGGTATGGCCGTCAAGCTGGCGCAGCTTGTGGTGGGAGCCACACCTGACGGCGGTATTGGCGCCAAGACCGTGGAGAAGCTGAACCAGATACCTGATGGCCAGCGGTTCAAAGAGCAGTATGCTTTGGCCAAGATTGCCCGGTACGTTGAGATTTGCAACAAGAACCCCGTGCAGGTCAAGTTCCTCAAGGGCTGGCTGAACCGCACACTGAAAGGTCTGAAATGAGCTTACTCGGCGTTGGATCAATTATTGAGGCGGTTGGTAAAGTTGCCGGAGACCTCATCACCACCGACAAAGAACGGCTGGAGATGGAGGTCGAGCAGCGCAAGCTGGACCTTGAGGAAAAGCGCATTGACCAAGCCACTGACCTTGCCCAGATTGAGGTCAACAAGATTGAGGCTGCAAGCTCCAGCGTCTTTGTTTCTGGCTGGCGTCCTGCGATTGGCTGGATTGGCGTTGCGGCTATGGGCTACCAGTTTCTGGCCTATCCATTGTTTCAGTGGGGCTGGAAGTGGGCGCAGGCAGGGGGCTGGATTCCCACGGGTCTGGAGCCGCCACCTGTGCTGGACGCCGACCAGCTATGGGTTATCTTGTCGGGTATCCTTGGCATCGCCGGAATGCGGTCGTTTGAGAAGACCAAAGGCGTTGCCACCAAATAAAGGTTACACATGAGCCCTGAACTGCAAAAGTACTACGAAGCCAGATTTGACCTGTTCTCCCAGGATGGCTGGCTTGACCTGATGGAAGACGTAGAGACAATGTTAGACGCGATGAACAACGTCTCTACCATTGCGGATGAAAAAAGTCTACAATTTCGCAAAGGCGAGATTTCTATCCTGACTTGGCTGAAAACCCTGAAAGGGGTCAGCGAACGAGCATACGAGGATTTGAATGAAAAGAATGTTTGAATTTGCCTGCGATTGCGGGCAGCGCACTGAGGCACTGGTGGATTATGAGACCACCAGCGTGCAGTGTGGGTGTGGGGGGCTTGCCCACCGCATCATAAGCGCACCGAAGTTCAACCTTGAAGGTTGGTCTGGTCACTTTCCCTCCGCTTACGGGCGGTTTGAGAGCAGACACACCGAGAAGTTGAGCGCCGAGCGCAAAGCCAACTCATAAGCGCCCAGCGCCGAGTTGATTATCCTACAACCATTTTGGCAGGAACATAAATATGTTGATTGACAATGAATCTGAGCCGCTAGGCGAACTCGAAATTGAAGAAGCTAAGATTGACACACCTGAACTTCCTGAGAAATACAGGGCCAAAAGTTTGGAAGAAGTTGTACGGATGCACCAAGAGGCTGAAAAGCTGATTGGCAAGCAGGCCCAAGAGGTCGGCGAAGTCCGTAAATTGGCAGACGAGTTGCTCAAGCAAAACCTCGGTTCTAAGCAGCAGCGTATTCAGGAGGAAGAACCTGAAGTTGACTTTTTTGAGAACCCTCAAAAAGCAGTTCAATCGACCATTGATAGACATCCCGATGTTGTTGCGGCCCGCCAAGCTGGCCAAGATTTCAAACGGATGCAGATTCAGCAAAAGCTGGTGCAGGATCACCCCGACTACTCCCAAGTGGTCAATGATTCTGAGTTCCAAAACTGGGTGAAGTCTTCACCCGTGCGCCTGGGACTCTACGCAAAAGCCGACGGTGAGTTTGACTATGATTCGGCCAATGAATTGTTGTCCACCTTCAAGCAACTTCGTGGCGTCAAGGCTAAGGAATCCGATCAGGCGAGTACCGCTGCACGGACCAAGAGCATGAAAGCCGCGCAAGTCGATGTAGGTGGCTCTGGCGAGAGTTCAAAACGAGTCTATCGAAGGGCCGACCTCATTCGTCTCAAGATGACAGACCCGTCAAGGTACGAAACACTGAGTGATGAAATCATGCAGGCGTACTCTGAAGGGCGTGTTCGATAATTTAACTTTGGAGCTTTTAACATGGCAAACACCGCTTTTTCCCCCACCAATTCGGTAACCACCACCTCCGCAGCGAACTTCATCCCAGAAATTTGGTCTGATGAAATCGTGGCTTCTTACAAGAAAAACCTCGTCTTGGCCAACCTGGTCAAGAAGATGTCTTTCAAAGGCAAGAAGGGTGATACCGTCAACATCCCTAGCCCAGCCCGTGGCAACGCCTCGGCCAAAGCCGCTACTGATGCCGTGACTCTGATCGCAGAGAGCGACACCATGATTCAGGTGCTCATCAACAAGCACTTTGAATACAGCCGCTTGATCGAAGACATTGTTGAAGTGCAATCCCTGACATCGCTGCGTTCTTTCTACACAGAAGACGCTGGCTATGCCTTGGCCCGCCGCCTCGACACTGACTTGGTTCAGTTGGGCCGCGCTTTCAACGGCGCTACCATCGGCACTGACGACTACGCAACCAGCGCCAGCTCCACAAAGGCTTTTGTTGGTTCGGACGGCACCACTGCCTACAACAGCACCAGCTCCAACGCTGCTGCTTTGACTGATGCTGCTATCCGCCGCACCATCCAGCGCCTGGACGACAACGATGTTCCTATGGACGGTCGTTTCTTCCTGATCCCTCCTTCGAGCCGCAACACCCTGATGGGTCTGGCCCGTTACACCGAGCAAGCGTTCATCGGCAACGGCGACGCTATCCGCAACGGTGAAATCGGTCAGTTGTACGGTATGGCTGTGTTCGCTTCTTCCAACGCCGATACCGGCGCTGGTAACACTGCGACTGACCGTATCTGCCTGATGGGTCACAAGGACTCGATGGTGTTGGTTGAGCAGATCGGCATCCGTTCGCAGACTCAGTACAAGCAGGAATACCTCGGTACCCTGTTCACTGCTGACACTCTGTACGGCGTGAAGGCTCTGCGCACTGCCGCGTCTCCATCGGCTGCTAACGCATCCGGCGCTTACGCTTTGGCTGTACCAGCCTAATGAATAGCCCCCGGCCACAAGCTGGGGGCATCTTTTTCTAGGAGATTCAAATGGCAACCGCATCAGCAGTAACATCCCGCAGAGGCAACGATCAGTTCCGGGGCATTTTCAGCGACACATGGGTGGTCACAGCCACTTTGAACGCTGGCTCCTTGGTCGACGCCGCTGGCGAGACTGACGACATCACAATCCCCGGCGTTGCCTTGGGTGATATGGTTATCGGCGCGTCTTTGGGCGTGGATTTGGTTGGCTTGACCGTTACCGGCTACGTGTCGGCAGCAGATACCGTCAAATTCCGTGTTCAAAACGAGTCTGGCTCGACCGTTGACTTGGCTTCTTCAACGCTGCGCGTTGTAGTGGCTCGCATGGTCTAAATGATAGGGGGGCTTCGGTCCCCCTTTCTACAGAAAGAAAATCATGGCTACATATCGTTGTTTGGCAAGTGGTAATACGGTGACGTTCACTTTGCAACACGACATTGACTCAATGCGCGGCCACGGCGGCTACGTTTTGGTTGATGAGCAAGGTGAACTGGTGAAGGTCCAAGAGGCCAGCAAAGAACTACCGATGACGCCCGCTGTGCCCGTAAAGCGCATGGGCAGACCCCGCAAGGCAGTAACCATCTAAGGAGCACATCATGCCAATGGTCGGAACAAAGAAGTTTGCCTACACACCCAAGGGCAAAAAAGAAGCCAAAGACATGTCGATGAAGACGGGCAAGCCTGTCAAGTCCATGCCTGTTCGCGGCTCACGCACGGCAACCAACAAAGCCAAAAAAGGCTACTGATGAAGCCCGGCCTCTATGCCAACATTGCAGCCAAGAAAGAACGCATCAAAGCGGGTTCTGGCGAGAAGATGCGCAAGCCCGGCACCAAGGGCGCTCCAACCGCTGCTGCCTTCAAGGCTGCGGCCAAGACGGCCAAAAAGAAATGAAAACCCCCGCCTGGCAGCGCAAAGAAGGACAGTCCAAGACCGGAGGCTTGAACGCCAAGGGTCGGGCGTCTTATAATGCGTCAACCGGGGGTGATCTCAAAGCTCCCGTGAAGTCGGGCGACAACCCAAGACGGGCCTCCTTCTTAGCACGCATGGGCAATATGCCTGGGCCTGAGATGAAAGACGGTAAGCCCACCCGGCTACTCTTGTCTCTAAAGGCTTGGGGCGCATCGTCCAAAGAGGATGCTAAGTCCAAAGCCAAGGCGATCTCCGCAAGGAACAAGAAATGAGACCCATATCTGTCGGCATCAACCCCACCGCTGGGGCGACCACCACGGTCTACACCGTGCCGACGGGTTATTACGCGCTGTTCAATCTGCTGTACGTCCACAACACGGGGAGTGGGTCCAAGACTTTGACCGTCCAGTGGTACGACGCAAGCGCAGCCACTAGCATTGACATCCTGACTGCGGTGACCTACACCAGCAAGACGTACACACAGTTTGACAACGCCTATGTGGTTTTTGAAGAGGGTGACCAACTGCGCGTCACACCAGAATCAGGCAGCGCGTTTTCGATCATCGCAACCTTTGACCAAATCGGATTGACACGCCAATGACCTACCTTCAACTCATCAACGACGTGTTGGTCCGGCTGCGCGAGACGCAGGTGTCGTCCAACAGCGAGACCGCCTACTCCACCCTGATCGGGCGGTTCGTCAACGACGCCAAGCGCCAGATCGAGGATGCCTTTAGTTGGAACGTGCTCGGGCAGACGGTGACGATCACCACCACACCCGGCACCTACATTTATTCGCTGACTGGCTCTGGCCAGAAGTTCCAGGTGATGGACGCGCTGAACACGACCGCCAACGTCGGTATGCAGAACATCAGCTTTGTGCAGATGAACCGCTTCCAGAATCTGGTGCCCGCGATCAGCGGCATCCCAGAATACTACGCATTTGACGGTGTGGACGGCAACGGCGACACCAAGGTGGTGCTGTACGCCCGTCCTGATGGGGTCTACGTCCTCCCATTTGCACTGACCGTGCCCCAAGCGCCCTTGTCGGCTGACAACACACTGGTGCTGGTGTCTGACGCGCTGGTGGTGCAAAACGCCTACGCTCGTGCTCTGGTCGAGCGCGGCGAGGACGGCGGCTTGAACTCGTCCGAGGCGTACCAACTGTATCGCGGGATGCTGGCTGATCAGATTGCGCTGGAGGGCACCCGCTATCCAGAGAACCAAGAGTTTGTCGCCATATGAGCCAAGCCCTCCAGACCGCAAGCATCTCAGCGCCCGGTTTTTTCGGGTTGAACACGCAGGACAGCCCTCTGGACTTGGCGCAGGGTTTTGCCTTGGTCGCAACGAACTGCATCATTGACCAGTACGGTCGCATCGGCTCGCGCAAGGGCTGGGCACGGGTCAACTCATCGTCTGGCAACTTGGGGGCCAACGATGTAGGTGTCATCCATGAGCTGGTGCAGGCTGACGGCACGCTGACTGTGCTGTTCGCAGGCAACAACAAGCTGTTCAAGCTGGACGGCTCCAACGCTGTGGTCGAGCTGACTTACGGGGGTGGGGGTACTGCGCCGACGATCACGGCCAGCAACTGGTCGGTGGCTTCGCTCAACGGCATCACCTACTTCTTCCAGACGGGCCACGACCCGCTGATCTTCGACCCGACCATCAGCACCACAACGTATCGCCGCGTCAGCGAGAAGTCAGGCTACGTCGGCACTGTGCCCTCGGGCAACATTGTGCTGTCTGCCTTTGGCCGCTTGTGGGTTGCGGATACCGCCACCGACAACGTGACGGTGTTCTTCTCTGACCTGCTGTCCGGCCATATTTGGAGCACAGGCACAGCGGGCACGCTGAACATCGACCGGGTGTGGCCAAACGGCTCAGACGAGGTGACTGGTCTCGCGGCCCATAACGGCTTTTTGATCATCTTTGGCAAGCGCCAGATTCTGGTGTACGCCAACGCCACGACGCCCGCCACGATGAGCCTGAGCGACACGGTGGGCGGCATTGGCTGCATCGCCCGTGACTCCATTCAGAGCACTGGTAAGGACATCTTGTTCTTGTCCAACTCAGGCATCCGGTCGTTCGCCAGGACGATTGTTGAGAAGTCAGCGCCCTTGGGTGACCTGTCCAAGAACATCCGCAGCGACTTCATGTCGATTGTGGCTGGCGAGACGCTGGCCAACATCAAGTCGGTGTACTCAGAGGCAGAGGCGTTCTATCTGGTGACGCTGCCATCGGTCAAAGAGGTGTACTGCTTTGACACCCGCGTGCAGTTGCAAGACGGGTCGTTCCGCGTCACCAACTGGAACTCGATTGAGCCAACGGCGCTGCTTTCGCGGCGCAACGGTGACGTGCTGATTGGCAAGAACGGCTACATCGGTAAGTACAGCACCTACCAAGATTACACATCGGCCTACCGGATGCAGTACTTCACCAACCACGCCGACCTGGGCAACCAGAACGTAACGTCGCTGCTCAAGCGGCTAAAGGTTGTGGTGATCGGCGGCACGAATCAGTTTGTGACGATGAAGTGGGGTTTCGACTTTGCCACGAACTACTTGTCGGCCAACGCGCTGATTCCAACGCAAGGGATTTCAGAGTACGGCATTGGTGAGTACGACATCGCTCAGTATTCTGAGGGTGTGGCCTTGCAAACCTTATCGACCAGCGCAAGCGGCAGCGGTAAAATCGTGCAAACCGGATACGAAACCAACATCAACGGCTCGCCGCTGTCGATTCAACGGATTGAGATTCAGTCTAAAGACGGCAAGATGTCGTAAGCAACAGGAGATCATTTTGTCTAATTACACACAGAGCACCAACTTCGCCACGAAAGATGCGCTGCCGTCTGGCGATCCGCTGAAGATCGTCAAGGGCACCGAGATCAACACGGAGTTCAACAACATCGCTGTGGCCGTGGCGACCAAAGCTGATCTGGCGTCACCTACGTTTACGGGCACGCCAGCAGCGCCCACGGCTTCGGCAGGTACTAACAGCACGCAGCTTGCGACCACGGCTTACGCTGACGCTGCAATCGTGGCAGAGCGCACGGCTACCGCTACACTCACCAACAAGTCGCTAACTAGCCCTACGCTGACGGGCACACCTGTGGCCCCAACAGCGGCGGTGAACACCAACGATACGCAAGTGGCGACCACGGCGTATGTTGTTGCTCAAATCGCCGACGATGCGCCGACCAAAACTGGTACCGGGGCTTCTGGCAATTGGGGCATCAACGTCACAGGAAATTCAGCAACTGTTACAAACGGCGTTTACACCACCAATTTCACAGGCGGCAACCAAAGTCTCGGTACTAGCGGCTACCAAAAGCTCCCCGGTGGTTTGATTATGCAATGGGGAAATACAGGGGCATTGTCTGGAGGGCAAAACCTTACGGTTACATACCCCATTGCTTTCCCCAACGCTGTTTTTAATGTGCAGACCACTGTTATTGTGAGTACTGACACGAATGAGATTGCTCATGTGTACAGCGTAGGCACATCAACTTTTGTTGTGGCTAACTCCAACCCCGGAAGTGTAGACGGCGTCTATTGGCTGGCTTTTGGTTACTGACATGATCTCCCACCACTTCAGCGATGGGCTGTACGCCAAGCAAGCGGTTATCCCCGCAGGCACAGCCATCCTGAAGCACACGCATGAGTTCAGCCACCTGTCGATTCTTGCCAGTGGCAAGGTGGCGGTGATGAAGGGTGAAGATATAGAAGTCATCGAAGCGCCAGCTTGCATTGAGATCAAGGCTGGTTTGACGCATGGCGTCAAGGCGATCACGGATTGCGTTTGGTTTTGTATTCACGCCACCGACGAGAAAGACCCGTCAAAGGTGGACGACGTTTTGATTGGAGTTTGATATGCCTATTTATGCAGCTGGTATCGGCCTTGTAGGGGGTTTGCTCGGGGGAAGGTCAGCCAAGAAAGCCGCGCAAGCCCAAGCAGCAGCGCAAGAACGCGCAGCGCAATTAGCGGCTGAAGAATCGCGGTTCCGTCCGGTCGGCATCACGACACGCTTTGGCCAGTCGCAGTTCCAGACCGACCCCCAAGGCCGCGTCTCTGGGGCCAGCTACACGCTCGACCCCCAACTGGCGGCCATGCAAGACCGCTTCTTGGGTCTGGCAGGTGGTGGGCTGACGCAAGCCGAGGGAGCGCAGCAGCAGTTTGCGCCTCTTGGCCAAGCGGCTCAAGGTCTGTTTGGCCTCGGCCAGCAGTACCTGGCGCAGTCGCCTGAGCAGGCCGCGCAGCAGTACATGGCCGGGCAGCAGAACTTGCTGGCCCCAAGCCGTGAGCGTCAGTTTGCGCAGCTCCAGAACCAACTGTTCCAAACTGGCCGTGGTGGTCTGTCCGTTGGGGCCACAGGCGAGCGCCCAAGCGGTGCGGCTGGCCTTGGTGCTGCCAGTCCTGAGATGGAGGCGTACTACAACGCCATCGCCCAACAAGACGCTGGTTTGGCCGCGCAGGCCATGCAAGCCGGGCAGCAGCAGACAGCCTTCGGTGCTGGTCTGTTCGGCACGGGCGGCAACCTGCTGACGCAAGGCTACGGCGGTCAGGCTGCGGCTCTGGGTCCGTACCAGGCTTACCTGCAAGGCGCGACTGGCCTAGAGGCTTTGGGTCAGCAGCCGCTGGACATGGGTTCGGCGCTTGGTGGGCGCAACGTCAACACCACGGGGGCAAACGCGCTGTACCAAGGCGGTATGGCTGCGGCTGGCTCTCAATTTAAAGCAGACGCATACAACCCGTTTGCAACAGCGCTGACGCAAGGCAGTCAGAATAAGACTCTGATGGACGCATTTGGTAGGATGTTTGGCAGCGGTAGCGGTGCCACTGTTGACCCGTTGAGCACATCTGCATACGGGTTTGGTTTGCCGGGTTTTGAAGCAGCTCAGGCTGACATTTACGGTCGCTAAGGAGTAAGACATGGCAGATATTGTTCCATCCCTGTTCGGCTTTTCACCTCAGATGTACCAACAGCAGCAGCAAGACCGGGCCGATGCCCAGGCGCTGCAATACGCCAAACTGGACCCGTTCCAGCAGGCGAACTACGCCATTGGCCGTGGGGCCAACATGCTGGGCGGCGCTATCGGCGGTGCTCTTGGCGGTCAAGACCCTGAGTTGCAGCGCATCACCCGCGCTCAACAAATCGCAAGCCAGATTGACTTTACCGACCCGCAGTCTTTTAAACAAGGTATGGCTGCGCTGGGTGATGACACGCAAAGCAAATTGCAGTTGGCGCAGATATTCCGTCAGCAGCAGGAAAGCGGCGCTTTGATCGGCCAGCGTAACGCGGCTGCGCAGGCGTCCATAGCCCAAGCAACACGCGAGCGCGGCCCTACGGGCGATGTCGCAAAAGGAATGCGCGTAAACGAGATAACCCGAGCCCTTCAAACACCTGAGTTGAACCCGCTTGAGCGTATCGGCTTGGAAGCAGAATTAAAATCACTGAGCCCGGCCAAAGCTAAAGAGCCTACGACTAACGAGATAACTAACGCTGCTGCTTTTGCCGCTACCAAGGGTGAGCCCGGCACACCGG